GCTCAAGCCGATCCCGTTCAAGGCATCCGAAATGTGGCTCAACCAATGCGCAACCTGCGGCACGAACAACCCCGCGTTCGCACCGCTGCGCCCCGAACTGTGCGCCGGCTGCGGGCAGCAGCTCGTGGTCGCGAGCATGTCGGACGCGGGGCGGCAGTACACCGACTCTTACGATGCGTCTGTAGCACGACGCACAGCGCAGGCGAAGGCCGCTGCGTATCGGTGCGCGCAGTATCGCGTGCGAGCGCAGCGCGCGGCGGAAGAGGCCGACCAGATCGAACGCCGTAAGCAGCGCCGGCTCGCCGACGACGAACGGCGACGGCATCGGCGCGGGTGAGAATCTCGGCTGCACGCTTGCAACTTCCGATCAACATTTCTAACGTCCGCAACCCCGCTCCAAGCAATCCGCAACGAGCAACACAACCAACAGAACGCAACAGAACGAACAAACATGCTCACCCTCAAGTCAATCACACGGAACACGCTCAAGGCCCCGCGCATCGTGCTCTACGGCGTCCCCGGCATCGGCAAGACGACGCTGGCCGCATGCGCGGAAGCCCCGGTGTTCCTCCAGACCGAGGACGGTCTCGGTGGCATCGACGCGCCGGCCTTCCCGCAGGCGCAGAACTACGGCGACATCCTCGGCGCTATGGCCGCGCTCATCAACGAGCCGAACGACTACCAGACCGTGGTGCTCGATTCGTTGGACAAGCTCGAGCCGCTGTTGTGGGAACAGGTCTGCCAAGATAACGGCAAGAAGCACATCGAGGACTTCGGCTTCGGCAAAGGCTACCAATACGCCGCGAGCGAGTGGCGGCGGTTGCTCAACGGCTTCGACATTCTGCGCGAGCAGGGCAAGACGATCGTGCTCATCGGCCACAGCACCGTGGTCCGCTTCGAAAGTCCCGAGGTCGACGCCTACGACCGCTACCAACTGCGCCTGCACAAGCTGGCCGAGGCAACGGTTGTCGACTGGGCCGACTGCGTGCTGTTCGCCAACAGCAAAGTGACGGCGGTCACGAGCGGTGAACGCAAGCGCGGCGTCGGCGACGGCTCGCGCGTGCTGCTCACAACCGAACGTCCGGCGTGGCGTGCCAAGAATAGGTATGCGCTCCCCGACCAGATCCCCGTGCCGACTGGCAATCCGCAGTCGGCGTGGAACATCATCATGCACGCCATCGCGAACGTCGCGACGGCAACGAACCTGTCCGATACCCAACCCAACAACAGCAAGAACGAGAGCACGTGAACATGGAGAACTTCTACTTCGACGCGAGCCAGATCGAACCGCAGACTGCCTTCGACCCGATCCCCGACGGCTGGTATTCCGTCAGCATCACCGGAGCGGAATGGAAGGCCACGCAGGCCGGCGCGCAGGCACTGTCGCTGACCATGGAAGTGGACGGCAACAAGCACCCTTTGCACGCCAACCGGAAGCTCTGGGCCAGCCTGAATCTCAACAACGCGAGTGACAAGGCCCGCGAGATCGCACAGCGCGAGCTGTCGTCGATCTGCCACTCGATCAACAAGCTGCAACTCGCGAACATCAGCGACCTGCTCGGGGCGCAGTTGCTCGCGAAGGTCGTCGCGAAGCCGGCGCAGGAACGGGACGGCAAGCGTTACGACGCCCGCAACGAGATCAAGGGCTACAAGGCGGCGGGCGATGCGCCGAAGCCGGCGGCGACCACGACGGCGGCGGCTCCTGCTGCGGCGGCTGCGAAGCCGTCGTGGAAGCGGGGCTGAGGAACACACTGCGCCCGTCGTGAGGCGGGCGCGTCACACACACACCAACACGAGAAACACACATGACCGTCAGCACATCATCAGACACCCGAACCAAGACAACGGAGCGCACCGTATGCCTGCGAGGAATCACGCCGATCATGTTCGATCGGTATCCCGGCGACAACAACACGAAGCTCGACTGGTGGCAGAAGGTCTATCTTCGGCCTGGAAGCAACGTGGTTTGCTTGCCGACGATGAACATCGTCTCGTTCTTCTCCAGCCACAACACGAACAGCGCGCCGAAGCGCCTGCGGGACAAGCGCAAATACAAGGACATCGCGAACGCCTGCCTGTCGTTCGTGATGATCCGGCCGATGGATGACAGCGACGGGGACATGATCCCGCTGCTGCGCAACGGCAAGCCAATCGAGATGGGCACGCCCGAAGTCGACCACGACAAGAAGAGCGGCATGCGCCTGCATCGTGCGGTCGCTCGTCTCGACAAGGGCATTCCGAACCCCAAGGAGCGGCCCATGCTGCCGTGCCCGTGGGAGATTCGGTTCCGCATCCAGATTCTGCCGAACCGCGAGATCAAGGAGCAGGAGATCCGCAACCTCATGGACGAGGGCGGCATGGCGATCGGTCTTGGCACGTTCCGAGGCGTGTTCGGCAAGTTTGAAATCACCGAGTGGGCGTGATGCCCAATCATGGCCGGGCGCGGAGCGGCAGGGCCTGGCTCGGCTCGGCAAGGCGCGGCATGGCGCGGCTAGGTAAGGCATGGCTATGCAAGGCAAGGTTTCTCTTCTCACCTCAAGGTCGTTTGCGGCCTTGAGGCGAGGAGCGGCATGGCACGGCTCGGCGAGGCGCGGCGCGGCCGGGCACGGCTTGGCAAGGACAGGCAAGGCAAGGTTTTCTCTACTCGCACGGATCGGGCATCGTCCGCGGTTCCCGATCGGTGCGTGGCAGGTCAGGGCGCGGCGGGGCGAGGCGAGGCTCGGCTGGGCGAGGCACGGCCAGGACAGGCAGGGTAAGGCGCGGCCCGGCGAGGCGCGGCTGGGCAAGGCAAGGCAAGGACTTCTCTGATGACGACTCCAACTCTCCGCCCCTACCAACGCGCCGCCATCGACACCACGTTCGACTGGATGGCCGCGAACGACGGCAACCCGCTGATCGTGCTGCCGACGGGGGCGGGCAAGTCGCTGGTCCTCAGCGCGATCATCCACGACGTGCTGACGCAGTGGCCGAGCGAACGCATCCTGTGCGTTACGCACGTGAAGGAACTGATCGAGCAGAACCACGCGGCGGCACTGCGATACTGGCCCGAGTGCCCGGCGGGGATCTACTCCGCTGGGCTGCGCAAGCGGGACATCGACGCGCGGGTGCTGTTCTGCGGCATCCAGTCGGTCGCTGACAAGGCTGCGACGATCGGCTGGGCCGACATCGTCATCGTGGACGAGGCACACCTCATCCCGCGCGAAGGTATGGGCAGGTATCGCAAGTTCCTCGACGCCATGAAGTCGATGAACTCGCAGCTGCGCGTGATCGGCCTGACCGCGACACCCTACCGCACGGACAGCGGTCTGCTGTGCGAGGGCGAAGACCGGGTGTTCGACGGCGTGTCCTACGACGCCGACCTCGTGCAGCTCATCCGTGACGGGTTCCTCTCGCGCACGGTCGCGAAGCAGGTCGGCCACGAGATCGACACGACCGGCGTGCGCGTGCAGGCGGGCGAGTTCAAGTCGTCGGACCTTGAGGCCGCAGCGATGTCGGAGGACGCAGTGCCCGATGCCGTGGCCGAGATCGTGCGGCGCGGCGCGGATCGCAAGGCGTGGCTGTTGTTCTGCGTGTCAGTCAAGCACGCGATGGCCGTCGCCGACGAGCTCGGCAAGCACGGCGTGCAGTGCGCCCAGGTCTACGGCGGCACGCCGTCGGCGGACCGCGCCGAGATCGTGCGCGCGTTCAAGTCGCGTGAACTCAAGTGCATCGTGAACGTCAACGTGCTGACCACGGGATTCGACGCGCCGCACGTGGACCTTGTCGCCATCCTGCGCCCGACGTGCTCGCCGGGGCTGTTCGTGCAGATGGCGGGCAGAGGATTCAGACTGGCCGAGGGCAAGACCGACTGCCTGTTACTGGACTTCGGGCAGAACTTCAGAAGGCACGGACCACTGGATGCGATCGAAGTCGCCGGCAAGCCGCGCGAGGATCGCGAGCCGGGCGAAGCACCGGTCAAGACGTGCCCGTCGTGCGAGTCGCTGGTGGCCGCGAGTGCTTTGGAATGCGCCGACTGCGGGCACCTGTTCCCGCCGCGTGAGCCGAAGCACACCGCGAAGGCCGACGAGGTCGAAGCGGTGCGTGGGCTGTCGGTGCCGAAGTTTGAAACGTTCCGCGTCGGGTTCCGCGAGTTCGCGCGGCACAGCAAGCCGGGCAAGCCGCCGTCGATGCGAGTGACCTACCACCCGCAGACGTTCGGGCCGACGATCTCCGAATGGATCTGTGTCGAGCACGACGACTATGCGCGCCGCAAGGCCGAGACGTGGTGGCGCGAGCACGGCGGGGAGATGCCGTGTCCGGTGACTGTCGCCGAGGCGCTCGCCGAACAGCACACGCTGCACGAGACGCTGGAACTCACGGTCCGCACCGACAAGGAGTTCCCCGAGATCGTCGCCAGGAAGTTGAAAGTTGAACCTGGGGCGTCGGAGCCGGATGCTGGCCCGCCCTCGGGTGAGTCGATCGACTACTCGATCATTCCGTTCTGACCGGTCAGGGTCGAGGACTCCATGTTTGCAAGCCCGCTCGACGCAGCGTTGCGTTACGCCTCTATCGGTTGGCCGGTCTTTCCGTGCAACGAGAGCAAGCACCCGTTGACCCCGAACGGGTTCCACGGTGCGAGTATCGACCCCGCTGTGATCGCGCAGTGGTGGGCACGCAATCCTTCGGCGCACGTCGCGGTCGCGTGCGGAGCCGCGCGGCTTGCGGTCGTGGACCTAGACTACGACCCGAGCAAGTCGAAGGACGGGCCGAGCGCGTGGCAGGTCATGTGCGAGGACCTGGGCCGCGACCTGTGCGGGCTGATCGCGACCACACCGCGCGGCGGGCGGCACCTGTTCTACAAGATGCCCGAAGATGCGGTTGTGGGCTGCCGTGTGGACGTGGTGCCCAAGAGCGGCATCGACGTGCGCGGGGAGGGCGGCTACGTGCTGCTGCCGTCGCCGGCATCGCCGGGGCGCGAGTGGCGCGCGGGTGATCCATTCGACGTAGATGGCGACGGCGTCGGCGACTGCGGGCCGATGCCGCCGTGGGTGCGTGATCTGCTCGCGACCACCAGCGAACGGCGGCAAGGTCTGTCGGCAGGTGGGGAGAGCGGCACGGTGATCCCTCTGGATCCTGCGGCGGTCCGATCGATCCAGTCGGCTCTTTCCGCGATCGACAACGCGCCGCACGAGACTTGGTGGCAAGTGGGCATGGCGTTGAAGTCCACCGGGGCGCGCGAGCAGGCGTTCGACCTGTGGACCGAGTGGGCCAGCACGTGGCCGAAGTTCTCCATGAAGGACTCGCGGCGGCGATGGAACTCGTTCAAGGAGTTCCGGCACGACGGCAGCGAGATCGCCTTAGGGACGCTGTTCCACATTGCGAGGAGCCAGGGCTGGCAACCGCAGATGGAACTCGAGATCGCCGCCGAAGTGCGAGCACCCGAACCGGAACCGACCGACGATCGGCCAGCTACCCAAGCTGGCCGCGAACCGTTCCCGCGCAGGTTGCTGGACGACCTGCAAGGCACCGTCGGCGAGATGGCCCGATGGATGGTGCGGTCGTCGCCGCGTAGACAGCCGGCTCTGTGCCTCGCGTCGGCAATCACGTCGATCGGGGCGCTGCTGGGCCGGCGGGTGCAGACACCGACGTGCCTGCGCACGAACGTCTACGCCATGGGGATCGCCGAGACGGCCAGCGGGAAGGGCGTCGGGATCAAGCTACCGACCCGGCTGTTTGTCGCTGCCGGCGTGTCGAGGCTGATCGGCCCGTCCGAGTGGAAGTCGGATGCCGGCTTGCGTGCGGCACTAGCCGAGGAGGATCGCCGCAGCCAAGTCTGCTTGGTCGACGAGTTCACCAAGTTCCTGCAGGCAGTCAGTGGCCGGATGGCAGCGGGCCATCAGCTCGGCATCAAGCGGTCGCTGCTCGAGTTGTTCGGCAACGCCGACGGGACGTGGTTGCCGGCGGCTTACGCGGACCTGAAGCTGCACCCGGCGGACCCGATCGCGGAGCCGAACCTGTGCGTCTACGGGACGGGCGTCCCTTCGGAGTTGTTTGCCAGTCTGGATCGCGGCGCGGTCAGCGATGGCTTCCTCAACCGATTCCTCGTGTTCTTCGCCGACGAGCAGATGCCGGCGCGCCAGAAGATCCACAGCAGCGACCCGCCGATCGAGCTGGTCGAAGCGGTGCGGGACATTGAGCGGCGGACTCGACGGGTCGGGGACCTGCACGGCGTGTGCAGGACAGTTGCGGTCACGGGGAAAGCCGACGCGCTGCTCGACGAGATCCTCGACGCCAGCGATGCGCGGGTGCGGGAGTTCCGCGCCGGTCGCCATCCGGCCTTGGCAGACCTCTGGGTGCGCTACGGCGAGCACGTCGGCAAGTTGGCCCTCATCCGTGCCGTGGCAACCGATCCCTCAGCAGAGATCGACGTGGCGGACGTGGAGTGGGCCGACGCGGTCGTCGGCTGGACGTTCCGCCGGCTGGCGGCAGAGGCCGAGGACCGGATCAGCGACTCGGCGGTCGAGGCCGCGACGTTGCGCGTGCTGCGGACCGTGCGCGAGGCTGGACCGCTGGGCTTGTCGATGGCGGACCTGACGCGGCGGACCCAGTGGCTGCGCCGGTCGGAACGGAAGGACACGCTGGCTTCGCTGGTGGAGTCCGGTGAAGTAACCATGGCCGTTGAAGGAACCTCCCCAGTCGGCGGACGCCCACGGACGATGGTTGTCGCCGCCGGCTGAGACGCATCCCCGCGTAGTTGCTTGGCTTGTGACCGCGTGTCTATTTCGACACCGCGTGTCCGATCTGCCGCCGAGGTTCCTTCAGTTTGAAGAAACCTACCCTTCAAGAATACAGGGGAGAACGAAACCCGAACAACAGGGGAGGGGGGTGGCCTTGAAGGAATGAAAGAACCTGTACAGAGAGTAGATAGTAGTACTAGATATACTACCTAACGGTAGCTTCCTACCTCACTTGCGGCTTACCATCGACCGCAACAACGGCGGGGGGTTTCTTCAAATCCGAGCCTTGAAGTAACCTTGAAGGAACCTGTAACCCCCTACCGCCGCCCGCGCCGATAGCTGACCGCCCACGCCGCCCTGACCGTGCCGGTGGGCAACTGGAGCGCGGAG